CCATTTAATTTGTATAAGATTTTTTGTTGAGCCTGTGTCATCATAAGTTCCTGAAATTTTATTAAAAGTACAAGCAGAACCATTTGACGTTCCAAGTGCTACCGTATAAGAACTACCACCTCCAGTAATAACTAGGCTTTTCATAGCACCAATAACAACATCAGTAAAATTTAAAGTAGCTGAATGTCCTGCAGTATAAGTAAAAATATCTGCAGTATCTGTATCAACTGCAATTGTAGCAGCCGAACTTAAAGGACTTGTTGCTGTATATTCAACACCTAATTTTGCATTAGTAACAGCATCATTTGCTATTGTTAAAGCAGTTGCACCTGTTACATCTCCAGTATGAGTTGCATTAGTTACTTTAGCAGTATTAGCAGCTATTGCTGTATTAATTGAATTAGCTAATTTATCTGCATCAACAGCATCATCTGCTATTGTAACTGCTCCTGCTGATATAGTGACATCACCTGAAACAGTAGTCCAAGAAGGGTCTCCATTTGCATCAGCAACTAATAGTTTACCGTTTGCTCCTGCTGCTAAATAAGCTGGGTTTCCTGAAGCATCTCCATAGATAAATTTTCCTCTGACAATACCTGCCATTTTAGCTAAAGTAACTCCATTATCAGCTAAAGAAATTGTTACTGCTCCTGTTGCTGAATCTCTTTCTATTGGTGCTGTAGCTGTAATACTGTTTACATCTCCTGCATCATCTGTATATAATTCATCAAAGTTAGCGTTTACCTTTACAAAAGCATCTCTAATAGTGTCCCCAGTTCCATCATTTGGAGAACTCCCTGTGCCTATCACTTGTTTTGCCATAATTTTATTTTTTTAATTATAATTGCGTTTTATCCGCAGTAAATATTGTTGTATCAACTGTATATCTTGTTAAATCTGCTGAAAATGGTGTTGTGCCACTCCAACAAGCAGGGGCAGATATATCAGGGACTGCAAACGTACTCCAATATTTTAAACCCCATTCCGTGCTGCAATAAATCTTTCCCCAATTAATCGTATTGCCCATATCTATACAATAGTTTTTTTAATTTTTTGTTATTTTTTTATTCTTACTAAAACCAAGAGTCAAATTATCGTAACGAGAACTTAAATATTCTTTAAGCCGTTTAATGTTTAATTCTTTAGGTTTGTACTTTCTTATAATACCCATCCACCAAAATCTGCCTGTCTATCAGGGCTTACATCCTGACTATCGTTTGTATAATATTCAGGAAATTTACTACTAGCATTTATACTCATATAATCAATAAATCTATCAGTATAATATTGTGCTAAATTTCTTTCTTTTTCTATTAAAAAATCTACTTCATCTTTTTCTACGTTTGTAGCATTTTCTGAAGTGTGTTTAAATACACCTTTGTTTGCTATTGTATAAGCTGCAAAAGGTAAATACTCAACCATAGCCCAATGAATTAACATTGGTTTTATATAGCTTGTTACTAAAGTTAAATAGTCATCTGCTAATGTTCCACCTTGTATATCACTTTTAATTTTTTCAAATAAATCTGTGCCTAGATAATTTTGAATATGAATATCTTGTGCAATCTTTATGTATTGCAAAAATTTATCATCATCTAAATTTCCATTTACGCTTGTAAACTTTACTAGGTCTGCCCTAGTTATCATCAAACCTTCTGCCATAATTAAAACGATTTATTTTTAGGTGTTGTAAAATCTTTATCTTTTATAAAACCCCTGTTTTTCATATCTCTTGGTCTTTGTGCTACTTTCTTATCATTTACAGGAGGTTTAAATCCTTCTTTTTTTGCCTCATTAACAGAAATTTCAGCTTTTGGGTTCTTTACATCTGCTTTTACACCAGGTTTTGTACTCATATATGTTTTACGCATCCAAAAATGACGGCAAGAACCACCTCCTTTAAATTCCCAAATACTATATTTGTTTGCACCATTTTTTCCCCAACCTGGGTTTATATCACTTCTTTTACCCATCGCAATAATATCTTCTTTTCTATAAATCTTTTTAGCAGAAACCATTTTCCTACAAAAATCTCTTGAATTTCCATCAGATTTTAAAGGTGCGTATTGATACCTTACTTTAAATTGTATTAATTTATCAGGGTCAACTTTATCTTGTTTGCTTTTAGCATTTGGATTTGCTACACCTGTTTGTGCTAATCCTACTTTTGCAAGACCAAGCATTTTATCAAGTGTTTCTTCTTGCTCATAATCAACTTCTCTTTCATCAACTAAATCCCAATTTTCTAAATCTTCATCTTCACCTAAATCAATTAAAGTATCTGCAACTTCAGGTTTTAATTTCGGAGGTTTTTCATCAGACATTTTCACCCCTGTTTCTTCTTCTCTTGCTTCATCTGTTACAGCATTTTTGTTTTCAATAAAATCAAGAGGTTGTAAAGTCTTAAAATACAGTTTTAAACTAATATCATTAACTGCTAAAATTTCGTCTATACAGGACGTAATTAAATCTTGGTAGGGTTTTATAGTTATATTGTTAAAAAGTAGCGTAGCGGTCTTTATTTCGTCTGCATTAGAGCCTAAACCATTATTCTCTGAACGTATTCCAAGAAGTAAAGGTGAAGTTACCCTGTGAGACAGCATAATTTTCTTTGTACACTCGTTTGATAAATATTCATAATGAGCAGGTGCATCATTTAAAGGTATATCTTCAACAGTTGTTTTGCTTTCTTGATTATTATTAAATGCAATAATCACTTTTTCACCTCTTGCTCCTGTTAATTTACCCATCACATCAGATTTAATCTGAAGTTGTTTCTCTCTATCAGGTACTCCGTTGTTAAAGTTTACAACTTTTGTTCCTGAAAAACCATTCTCAACATCATTGTTAAGATAATCTGCTATTTGCTTTTCCAATTCTGAATAAGCCAATCCGCCAACATAATCAACAGGACAATAGTAATCATATCCACTAACATATTTTTTTATTATTTTAATTTCAGGTTCGTTTCCATTACCAAAACCAAATGCAGGTATTCTTTTAGGCTCATCACTTGGCTTTAATTTAGCCCAATCGTGAAAATAATAATAAGCCCTTACCTCTCCATCTTCCATTTTTTCTGCTCTTAATGTTTGACGTGGAAAATGTTCTGACTTTACTACTTTTTTATTAGAATATAAAACTTGAAAAGAAGCCTCTCCTAATAGTTTTAAATCTAAACAAATTCTTTTTAAATCTTCATTTGGAAAGATAGACCTTAATGACGCATATTCTTCTGTTTTTGTATTACTATCTAAAGCATCTAATCCTTTTCCATAAATCATATTAGAAATACCATTTATTGTAGCATTGTTTGTAGTTGAACAAATAAATAAGTCAATTAAATAAGAATAGTAATCATTGTCTATTCCGTAATTAACCCATTCTTTATTCTTTTGCTCAACAATTTCAGGTCTGTCGTAAGATGCTAAATTAACTATGTGTAAATTGTCCATTAAATAAATATAAAGTCGTTATTAGAACTATTAGAAGTGTATTGACCACTATTAACTGTATAGTTCGGTAATGTTTGATTTGTACAGAAAATTTTTCCTTTATAAATAATCTCACCTAAAGTTGTATCAGTAATTGTTAAAAGATAAAAATTATTTTCTTTTAAAGCTGATGCTGCACTTTTTAATATAGTAGATGAGTACTGGTTATAATATAAATTTTCCGTTATACTTGTTGTACTTGCACTATAAACTTCTTTCCCTGTTGATTCACTAACTATCTTAACTGTACAAGTATTACCACTTGTAAATTTTCTAGGTATAAATTTAATCGTTTGGGAACTTGTCGTTTCTTGCAATACTATCATAATAATACAATAAAGATAATGTAATTTTGTTAAATTTTAGACAAAAAAAAGAGGGCTATAAAGCCCCCTAATTTTACAAACAAAAAAGAATATTCTTTTTAGAAATCACTACCACTTACAATAGTTACTGTTGCACTAGGCATATCGTCAAACGGATATTCAGCAACGTCTATTCCTGCATTGTTTTGTGCTAGGAAGTTAGCAGGTTTTTCTTCTTGTGCAGAAAATGTTAATGTATAACCAGCTAGGTCGCCCATTGCTGCTCCTGTAACAATAGTTCCACCTGAAACCTCTGCCCCATTTTCTAATCCCATTACAAAAAATTGCTTATTATTGTCCTCAATAACAATGTGTGGTCTGCCATAAGATAATAATTTAATTTCTTTGTTATCTGCTTTAGATAATTTTTTAAGAGTAAGATTTAAGGTTTGCTCAAAAAATGTAGTTCCATTCTCTCTTGAAGAAGTTATGGTTTGTTCAAATGAACTGTTACCTTTTAACTCATATTTATAAGCTGAAAAAGTACCAGTCATATCAGTTACTTCATCATCAGTTTGAGTTACAGTACCATAATCTCCAAAATTAGTGAACCATACATTTTTAAGACCTCCTTGTATATCCTTACAAGGTTCAATCCTACCTTTTGTTAATACACACGCCATAATTTTTTAGATTTAAAAGTTAAATAAAAAAGGTGAGTAGGTTTACGGACTTACCCACCTTATTTTAATTCTTATGTATAAAGAACACAATCCCCACCAATTCCGTGCTGAATACCTGCTTGGAATCTTAAAACTACTCTTACGTTTTGCGAACCATCAGTATCACTCATATCAATCACTTTTACTTCGTTAGTATCTGATAATAAGCCAGTACCAAAGAATAGGTTAGATTTTTGTGCTGCAATCATAATGTTAGTTGGTAAACCATTTGCTAATGCAAGGTTGATACCATCAAAAGATAATGCTTGGTTATTATACCACATTTGTCCTTCATCTTTAAAACCTGCACCGAATCCAGTTCCTAGTGCAAATCCACCTAAAGCTCTTACATAAGCTCTCATTACATTAGGAGCTACATAAATAGTTAAATCTTCAGCACCATAAACTGCAGTTGGAATAGCATCTGCTACTTTTCCTAATTCAGTAATAACATTAGCTGCTGTAACGTCTGTTGCGATTACATCATTAACGTCTCCGTCTGCTGCTAAAGTTTGTTTAAATCCATCAAATTCTCCTGCTGTTCCGTTTACACCATTCCAAATATTGTTTTCAATCTTTGCAGCTACTTTAGAAGCAACGTGAGCAATTAGAAAATCTGAAAAAGATGGAGGTAAATTATCGTGAGCAGAATATCCCATTTGGATAGCTTCCCAATCACTTACGAAATCTTTTTTACATAGTTGTAAGTTAACCTGAAATTCTTCCATTGTCAAAATTCTTTCAGTTAACGTAATTGTTGAAGTCGCATCAAAATCGCAAGTTGCATTTTTTACAATACCATCAGTTGCTACTTTTTTAAGTACTTCTTTGTATTTAATATTTGGCTTAATTGTAATTAATTCATTAGCCAATGTACTTCCAGATAATAGGGCAGCTGATATATATTTTCCAGCAAATTCACCTGCATACGTAGAAGTTATTGAAGTTGTTGTTGCCATAACTTATTTTATTTATTTATTATTTATTAAACTTTGCCATATTTGCTAAAACCCTATCTACTGTTGTAAACTTCCCTTTTGGCTTAAAGAAATTTAGGTCTTTTTTAGAATTTGTTTCAGGGCTGTGTTTGATTCTAACAGGCTCTTCAGCAAGTTCTGCTTTTTCTTGAATATCAGCTTTAGTTTCTAAAAGAGTTTTTAATTCTTCTATTTTTGAGCTTAATTCATTAAGTTCTTCTTTTGAAGCATATACTTCTTCAGTAATTTCGCTTACAATTTTTTTCTTTACAGGAGCTTCCTCTGTAGCTTCTACTTCTTCCTCTATTTCTTCTTCTACTTCTTCAGAAGCTTCACTTATAGAGGCTATTATTCCTTCTTCTTCTACTTTGAGAATTTTCCCATCTTCAAGTTCATAATCTCCAAGAGGTAGTGCAACTTTTTCATCTTCTGTTACAATAAATACTTCTTTACCTGATTCAAATGATTCGGCTTCTATGATAGTACCATTGATTAAAGATTTTTGTTCAAGTTTTACTTCTTCTTGGTTTTCTTGAATGTCTTCACTTTTAGTAGCCTCGCCACTTAAAAGGTCTTTTACTTTATTTAACATTTCAGTTGCTTTCATAATTATACAATAAATTAAGTTTGTTGTTGTTATATTTTTGTTTTCAATTAACTAGGTTCGTTTGTCATATTTTTATATTTTAAAATAAATTATAAACTTTTTTTAAAGCATTACCTTTTTTTAAAAACCCTTCTGCTATATTTTCTAATTTTTTCAATTCAGATGGTATTGGTACACCAAGTTCTTCAGCCATATTTTTTAATTCATTAAACTTTGTTTCAATTAAATTTCCTGCTCTTAATAATCCATTATAACTTTGTATTTGTGATTTTATTTCTGTTTCTATTTGTAAACCTTTTCCTATTAAATCTTTTAATTCATCAACAATACTTAATTCTACTTTTTCAGTAGAAAACTTTTGTAATATTTTTTTTACGTCTGGTTTCATATTATATTTTTGTTTTCAATTAACTAGGCTCCCAAAGTTTTAAAAAGCCTTTTAAGTAACCATCCATTCTTTCAGATAATGTTTTTGATTCTTTTAAACCATCTACATCATTTTCATTTATTCCTAATTCTTTGATTGCTTTATTTATATCTTTTATATCGTTATCAAAAGTTTTTAAATCTGCCTGCATACCTTCTACTATTTTTGAACTATCATTCCAAGCTTTTCTGTAAGATTGAGAAACTTTGTTCATTTTATCTTCTTGTTTTCTTAATTTATCGTCTAATT